AAGCTTAACAGGCTTCCCATCAACTGACCGGTAGTCGGTACCACCAATTCCCCGTCAAAACTGATGCTCGGACGAAGTGACTTCTTCGCTTCGGAAAAGAGAGGTTGTAAGGAAGGACTAGACTTCCATGCTAACTCGTCTAAAACGGCCTCAGCGACTTCAATTGGTAAATTGTCTGTAGCAGCCTCGAAATCGGCGGAAAAATAGAGCTTATTGGCTTTAAACCCTGCTTTTTCCATCTTCATCTTTGTCGGCGGACCACGCAACAACCATTTCTTTTCACTGATTTTGTTATATAAAAGTTCATGGAGAGGTTTAAGCAAAAGGTAAGAGGGGTGGTTCTTAATCAACGGACGTGGTTTGCCCGCATCTTGCGCTACCATAAAGTTCGGTTCGTGAACAAGCTCTCCGGTTGTTAACCCATCATAAAACTCATTTCGTTTACCAGCCCAATATCCGTAACTACCACCCTCTTTACGTGAATTCAAGGTACTCGAAGTAAGTGGGGGAACAACCTTCCTTGCCCGACGCTCAAGCTCGTCTTCAGTCACTCCACGGGGGAACAACCTCGAAGTTTCATTGCGTACATGGCTCAGGTAGCCCTCAGGTAGAAGTTTGGGAGGAGCCGTTAATCTGGCCTTCAACTGTTCCGCCAATGTTGAACCCATGCAGTCACAAGACTTTGGGAAACACTTTGGTACTGAGTTTAAGGAAGCGCAGAATGACAACTCTCTCTCCCAAGAAAGAGAAGGAAAAGGGTGCTGGCCACCCAAAAGTTGAATTAGTGGAGCAGAACAAAACTTCTTCCATTGCGTCATCACATGCTCACACGAGACAAGCAAGCTTGTGTCGAGTTCGATGTTCAGCATAGGAGTTCTGTAAAGTTCTACTAGAAAGGAAATACCGGATTGTGCTTGCCGGCTAAGCATGTGGCGGAACCTTTGACATGGCTCCTGGGTCTCACTGTGTGAGCGCGGGCCGTCAGAACGAACGTCCAATCCAACAACGGTAGTCGAATGAGA